TTAGACGTTGTGTTGTTTCCAGATTTGAAGGCGGGGAAATCGCAGAATGTGACTTCTCGGGCCTTGAATTTAGAGTTGCTGGAGAACTGTCTAGGGATGCTCAGATTATTGATGATATTTTGTCTGGTAAAGACATTCATAAGCAGACTGCTTCAATCATCAACCAAGTACCTGAGTCAGAAATATCTAAGGAAAGCAGACAATTAGCCAAGAAATTTACGTTCGCGCCACTTTATGGCGGTCTTGGTATGGGCCAACCACCTCATGTTCAGGCGTACTTTAAAGAGTATTTTAATATTTATTCTGGTTTGAAGCGTTGGCATCAGACCTTGATGGATGGTGTTTTGAAAGATGGCCTTGTTCGGATTCCTTCTGGACGAGAGTTCTACTTTCCAAACGCTAAACGATTGCGCGGGGGACGGGTTACCAATGCTACGGCCGTGGTAAACTATCCTGTACAATCTTTTGCGACAGCGGACATCGTGCCATTGTCGTGCGTTCGCGCTTTGCGTGAATTTAAAAGGCTCACTCTCAAATCGAAACTAATTCTCACAGTGCACGACAGCATCGTTGTGGATGTGTTCCCGAATGAGAGGATGCAAGTTACTAAGGCTCTGAAGTGGGCGATGAGCGAAGTATCCGAAGAGCTTGAAGAAAGATTCAATTATAAACTTGTACTGCCACTTGATATCGAAATGGAAGCAGGAAAAAATTGGATGGATAAAGCACTAGTTAATGTTGACTAGTGACACTAATAGATGTAAATTAAACATCTCACTATGGAGAAAATAATATGGGCAATATCACAATAATCGAAAAAGCTGAAGAGCAAAAACTAGCGGCGCTTCTTGGGGCTAATAATAAGCCACAAAGTTCTGACCGCCTTCCACAATTGAAGGTGAACACAATGCGTAAAGACACGCAGGGCAGAAAAATTGAACAGGGGCTATTCTACCTCAATGGTATGGATGAACACATCTATGCCCAAACTGTTCGTATCCGGCCACTATCTCAACTTTTCCAATGGATCAATTACGATCCCGAAGAAAATAAGGTAGTTAACAAAACTCTACTTATCCCAAACTTCCGCTGTGAAGCTCGTGATATGAAGGGTGGCGAACGGTGTGGGAAACCTACTTCTAAAGTCCTAAAGGAAATGCCGAAAGAGAAACAAAAGAAGTACACCAACATTAAATGTTTCCGTCAACTGCGCGTACTAGTGTCATACAAAGGTGCGGATGCAGACGGGATTGAGGTGACTATAGAGAACCAACCTGCTATACTGTTACTTAAAGGATCAAACTTTATCCCGTTTGAAGACGAGTTTATTAAGGCGATACCACGAGGCAAAAACTTCTACGACTACTGGGCAGACGTGAGTGCTGAAGAGCTCCAAAACGGCTCTGTGATATACTATGTCATGCACTTCAAACCCGATCTGAAGAAAGAGCTCTCACTAGATCAGCCTACCTATGACAGCATGAAAGTCATGGCTGATATGATTGAACGCGAAAACAATATGGTGGAAAAAGCCTACCAGACGTCTTTGCGTGATGGGCAGTCTTACAGTGGCGCTATTGATGCAGTTTCGGAAGTAGTTGGTGATGATCTGTCCGCAGATCTTCAAGACGATTAATAACTTCAGATTTTTAAGGGGGGCCTTTGTGCCCCTCTTTTTACCCTCTGAATAACTGGAGTTATTATATGTCTATAAACACATTAGAAGCCAAACTGCGTATGACAATGGATAAGTTGTCTAACGGCCAACCTGTTGAATGTAAGGAAGAGTGGATTGAAGCCGCTGGTGAAATGTTCAAAGATGGTTTGCGTAGGCAATTAAATAGAACAAACGATGCTTTTCGTTTGCGTCCGAGTAATATTGGAAGACCTACCTGCCAGCTACAGATGGAAAAAGCTGGCGTAGAAAAATCCAAAATGCCGTACAACCACATTTTTAGAATGATGTTTGGCGATGCAGTAGAATGCATTGTTGAAGTCCTGTTGCGTGTTGCTGGAGCTAACATCACAGGTGGCAAGTCCAAAGCTGAATATAAGATAGCGGGCACTGTTATCACGGGTGAGAATGACATCGAAATCGATGGAGCTACCTATGACACAAAGTCTTCCTCTCCTTGGGCTTATGAAAATAAGTGGCAGAATGGATGGCACGGCGTAGCTAAAGATGATGCGTTTGGGTATACAGCCCAGTTGCTAAGTTATGCTAAAGGCACAGGAACTAAGCTAGGTGGCTGGATCGTTGTTAATAAAAGCACAGGCGAGCTTAGTGTGGTGGAAGCAACCACCAATAAGCAAGAATTAGAAGAGCTTGAAACCCGAGTAGAAAACAGCATCAACCTTATTACCTCAGATGGGGAATTTAAGCGTTGTTTTGAGCCTTCTGACGAATACTTCCGAAAAGTACCTACTGGAAATAAACGTCTGCACACAACGTGCACCTTCTGTTCTTACACAAGTCATTGCTGGCCCGACGCACAGTATAAACCGCAAACGGGATCTAAAGCACAGAATCCACGGTACTACTGGTATTCGGAATATAACGACAATGAAAAAGAGTAAAGTTAACCCTCGGGCTAGGGCAATAGCCAATGGGTACCGTTCAGGTCTTGAAGATAAGGTACAGACGGATCTTACTAATCGCGGCGTAGACGCGGAGTACGAATGTTTTCGTATTCCCTACGTTGTCCCAGAATCTGACCATTATTACACACCAGATTTTTTACTTCCTAACGGCATCGTAATAGAAACAAAGGGACGGTTTGTTCTGGAAGATAGGCGCAAACATTTGCTTCTAAAGGAGCAGTATCCTGCCCTTTGCTTGAGGTTTATCTTCACCAACAGTAAGGGCAAAATCCGTAAAGGTAGTAATACAACATACGCCATGTGGTGTGACCGGTACGGTTTTGCGTACGCTGATAAGTTGGTTCCTTTGCCGTGGATTCAAGAGCGCAAGAAAGCCTCTTCTTTAAAAATCATTAATGGGTTGAGAAACGTAAAATGAGTTCTGATGAAGAAGATTATATAGCTAACTCAGTCTCTATGGAAATACACATAGATGAAGATGGAGTTGTTATGTTCAACGGCGGCTGGGGGTTTGACGATGATTGCCCCCAAGAGCGCGTAAAATTCCTGCAAGACATTTTAGCGGGCGTCTACGCACTAGTAAGCACTCAGCCAGAGAACGTAGTAGCGGCGGGCAGGATTGTTAGATCAGCCCCCGGGTTTGATGGGTTTGCCCCGTCAGATGAGGAATTTGACATCATTTTTGAAGCAGATGAAGAATTTGAAGAAAAGGTTAACGGCAAGGACCAAAATGACCTGAATATTATTAAATTTGATCCAAAAAAACATAGGAAACACTAATGAGCAAAAAGGAACAAAAAACTGCATACGCTCACATATATCCCTACGGCACCGTAGTTAATGAAACGGTAAAACTTGCAGATATGCAAAACGCAGTGGACATGGCAATACATGATGAGTGATTTATTTATTGGCCTATGTGGAAAGAAAGGCTCTGGAAAATCCTTTGTAGCCGAAAATATGAGAGATACCCGGGACGCCAAAATACTGCGATTTGCGGATATTCTCAAAGACATGATGCGTGTCATGGGCTTTAGTGAGGGCCAGATAAACGGTGACCTTAAAGAAGTGGCCTGTGATATGTTGAATGGTAAGACCCCAAGGTACGCCATGCAAACACTCGGGACTGAGTGGGGGCGTAACTTACTACACGAGAATATCTGGGTAGATATGCTTGTGGCAAAGGTGAACAAAGAACGTGGTATAGTAGTCGTTGACGATGTTCGCTTCCCAAATGAAATAAAAGCAATCCGTGACAATGGCGGGGTAGTGGCGTGGATAGAACGAGCGTCGATTTACGACGGCGAAGACGAACACGCATCTGAAACGTCGGTGAGTTCAGCGGACTGTGATGTATGCATCGATAACACGTTACCCATCCCCCTAGTTTTAACCAATATAGAAGTCTGGGCGCGAGTGCAGAAAGCGGGCTCTTAATGAAACATATACATCAATTCACTTGGTTTAATTTATTTAACCAAGAAGAATGTGATGACATCTGTAATCTCGTGGACAACAACCCTATGAGTAAAGGGCAGGTGTTATCCGTAAAATCATCCTTAAAGGATAAATTAGCCAGAAATTGTAAGTTATCATGGTTACACAGGGGTCAGAATAATTCATGGGTGCATGATAAAATTCAAGACCGTGTAGAGCACTTAAATGATAGATGGTTAAATTTTGATCTTAACGGTGAACTAGAAGCACTTCAGTATTTAGAATACGGGTTTGGTCAGTTTTATAACTGGCATACGGATTCTGGACACGAGCAAGTCGCAACAAGAAAACTAACCTGCATTATACAGCTTTCAGATCCATCTGATTATATCGGCGGTCACCTACAAGTTAACTCACATACTCAAGCAATCAATGGGGCCTTTGTGAAATACGCACCTAAAGCCCGAGGTACCGCAATTGTATTCCCATCTCATCTTATGCATCTCGCCCGTCCTGTGTGGATGGGTAAGCGCAAAGCGTTAGTAGCATGGTTCAGGGGTAACACCACATTAAGGTAATTATGAAAGATCACAGTGAGGAAGAAATGACAAAAATAAAAATAAATCTAGAAAATGATGCATTATTTGATAAACTGGGGCTAATTAGGCTTCGGGAAAGTTATATGCGTGACGAGGAAGTATCACCTCAAGAACGGTTAGCCTACGTCTCTGAAGCATTTGCTACAGATAGTGCACACGCTCAAAAGATATATGAATACGCTAGTAAGCAGTGGCTATCTTTTTCGACCCCCATTCTCTCTTACGGCCGTAGCAAAAAAGGGCTACCTATATCCTGTTTTCTATCGTATTTAGATGATAGTGCAGAAGGTTTGGTGGACACTTACGGTGAAGTCTCTTGGCTTTCTATGCTTGGGGGGGGTGTTGGTATTCACGTTGGTATTCGTGGTGCAGATGAAAAATCTGTAGGCGTAATGCCTCATTTAAAAACCTATGACGCGGGGTCTTTGGCCTATCGCCAAGGCCTTACTCGTAGAGGTTCTTACGCGGCGTTTTTGGATATTAACCACCCAGACATTATTACATTTATGGAAATGCGGAAACCTACGGGTGACCCAAACTTCCGTACTGCAAATCTACATCATGGCGTTAACATCAGTGACGAGTTTATGGAACTTGTTGAAGCGTGTATGCGGGACCAAAACATTGATGATAGCTGGCCGTTAATCAACCCTAATAATGGTGAGATAACTGAGACAGTGTCAGCCCGAGATCTATGGATGAAACTCTTAGAACTTCGTATGCATACAGGTGAGCCATATTTGGTGTTCTTAGACACGGCTAATAGAGCCATGCCTGAATGGCTAAAAGCTCTCGGTCTAACAATTAATGGATCAAATCTCTGCACTGAAATCTTTTTACCTACTAGTACTAAGCGTTCAGCGGTGTGTTGTTTGTCTTCATTAAATGTGGAGTACTACGATCTATGGAGCAAAGACCCTGAGTTTATTCCCGCAGTTATGGAATTCTTAGATAACGTTCTTCAGCATTTCATTGATAACGCGCCTAAGCACGTTCACAGGGCCGTGTACTCAGCAATGCGTGAGCGTTCTATTGGTATAGGTGCTCTTGGCCTTCACGCGTATTTCCAGAAGAAAAACATCCCACTTGATTGTGCGATGGCAAAAGTGATGAACAAGCAGATCTATATGCACATTAGAGACCAGTGCGTTAAAGGTGATGCGGCCTTGTTTGAAAAGCGTGGAGCCTGTCCTGACGCGGCTGAAGTTGGCGTTAACCGCCGGTTCAGTCATTGGACCGCCATTGCGCCTAACGCCTCTAGCTCTTTAATTATGGGTAACACATCCCCATCTATTGAGCCGTATAGAGCCAATGTGTTTAGACAAGATACTTTGTCTGGTGCGTATATCCAAAAGAATAAATTCCTGAAGAAAGCTTTGGCTGACTTAGGAATGGATAATGCTAAAACTTGGGCGTCCATCACAGGCAACGATGGGTCAATCCAACATTTGGATATTCCTGAAGATATAAAGCAAGTGTACAAAACCGCACTGGAAATTGACCAGCGTTGGTTAATAGATCTTGCCGCAGACCGCCAACCATACATCGATCAAGGGCAGTCTCTAAACCTATTTTTCCGCCCAGAAGTTAACATTAAATACCTACACGCTTGCCACTTCCTCGCTTGGAAGCAGGGCCTGAAAAGCTTGTACTATTGCCGCTCTGACAAGCTCAGAAAAGCAGACAAAGTGGGTATGCAAATTGAGCGGGTACGACTTGAAGAAGATATAAATTTAACGGCAGTCGCAGATGGCGATGCTTGTCTGGCTTGTGAGGGGTAATGACAAATAAACTAAAACTAACTGACACTCGGAACTTCTATAAACCATTTAATTACCCGTGGGCTTACGACGCTTTCGTTCAATCAGAACAGATGCACTGGCTGTGGACTGAGGTTTCTATGTTGGAAGACACTAAGGATTGGCGTAACCGCCTGTCCAGTGAAGAACAGGAGTTCTTAACTAAAATCTTCCGCTTCTTTACTCAGGGGGATATTGATGTTTCTGGGGCATATGTGAATAATTATTTGCCTGTGTTCCCGCAACCTGAGATCCGTATGATGCTATCATCGTTTGCCGCACGGGAAGCCATCCATGTGGCCGCGTATAGTCATTTGATTGAAACTCTAGGGATGCCTGAGAGTACCTATAATGAGTTTCTCGAATACGCTGAGATGGCGGAGAAGCACGACTACTTCAAGGATCTGCAAGGAGATGATGATCTACCTGCACAGATTGCGGGATTTAGTGCATTCACAGAAGGTATGCAATTATTCTCCAGCTTCATTATGCTGTTGAATTTTACTCGCCACGGCAAGATGCGCGGCATGGGGCAGATCATTGCGTGGTCAATCGCGGATGAAACCTTGCACACCGAGAGCATGATCAAATTGTTCCGTACATATGTGCAGGAAAATCGTGGCTGTTGGAATGACGAGCTCAAAGCTAAGATTTACGCCATCGCTGAGAAGATGGTTTATCTAGAAGATCAATTTATTGATTTGGCATTTGGGGTCAGCGAAATGGAAAATCTAACTCGTGATGAGGTTAAGCATTACATCCGCTATATCTGTGACAGACGCCTCATTGCCTTGGGCATGAAGGGGATCTTCAAGGTGAAGCAGAACCCACTTGAATGGGTGGATGGTATGTTGGGGGTAACCCACACCAACTTCTTTGAAAACAAGTCCGTAGATTACGCCAAGGGAGCCCTGTCGGGTGATTGGGGTGATGTATGGGGCGCAGTAGATGAGGGAAAATAGTATGAATTTAGATCAATTAACTAAGCTGATTGAAGAGTGGGGTGAAGGCAAAGGTATTTTGCCCCACCCTAACCCCGTTGCTCAGTTTAAGAAAACTCAAGAAGAAGTTAACGAGCTTCTAGAGGGCATTAAAAAAGAAGATCTTAACGAGATCAAAGATGCCATTGGCGATATATTCGTCACACTCGTTATGCAAACCAACGCATGGAATCTTAGCATGAATGAATGTGTTCAAGGTGCGTATGATGTAATTAAAAAGCGGACAGGCAAAATGGTTAACGGCCAGTTTGTTAAAGACACCGTCTAACAATGGAGAAAACTATGTCGAAAAAAGAAACTAAAAAAGACCCTGTTATTAATGAAATGAATGCGGATGTTCTTTTAGAAGAATGTAAGGGAACCATGCAAAATTGTATAATTACAGGGGTGGATGAAACAGGGAATGTAATTGTTCGTAGTTCTGTTTCCAGCCTTCCTTTTATGCATTGGATGCTAAACCGCTCAGTGTTTGAACTGGGCCTTTTTGAGAAGCAAAATGTAGCCGCTCAAAATGAAAAAGCCCCTGAGTCAGAAGTTGACCCAAAGGCTTAAATTTAGTATAATGTATGTTGCCCGTTATAGCTAGTGGGTGGGCCCCTGTCTCCGTCTAACCAACGGGCTAATAGACAGGGGCCTTTTTATTTCTATGCCCTCTTAGCTCAGTTGGTAGAGCAACGCACTTGTAACGCGTAGGTCGTCAGTTCGAATCCGACAGAGGGCCCCATCTATTTTATAACGGCGTTTCCTAGAGCATCAATTGTTTGCTGAATCTCAGCTTTACCTTTTATCAGCCCTAATTCAGCTTCAGCTAATTGTAGAAAGAAATCTTCTTCGCTAGGCTCATTATCCTCAGAATAAATTCCTGAACGCAGTAACCATTGGCGTAGTAGCATAGCCCCATCTGGGTCAACTGCACCATCCTGTGTTGTTACTCGTTTAGCAACCTCTACAAAGTAATCTGGATCAGCCATGAGTTTGTCTAGAACCCGCGCTGTATCAATAGGGTCAATCGTATTCATTATGACACCAGAAGAAAATGCTCGTACCCTAGCACCCAAGCGGCTTAGAACGCCGAGGGTCATAGTAACAGTACGATTAACCGCACCAATAGCCGCCTGAGCTTCCGCTGTACCTGAGCTTACTCCTACAGCTTTAGAATTACGGCTTCGTTGCACTAGGCCAGCTTCCTCAAGAATTCCTCTGAAAGCTATCATAACTAGAGGCTTATCTTTATATATCTCATCCCCGTACTGCAAAACCTGACTGAGTTGATTTTCAGATTTATTTAGAGCCGCTAGGCCCACCATACGGTTACCACCAGCTTCACGAGTAGCAGATAGGAAGTTCTCTCGAATGTAACGAGAATACGCGGCCTGAACACCATCCATCACTAGAGGGTTACCCGTAGCCTGTGCTCTTGTTATAACATCTGTTAGAACACCTTGAGTTGTTCCGTCAGCGTTCACCCTTAAAGCATTAGGGTTACTAAACAAGGATTTGAATGACTCATACCCATTAATGTTAGGTACGCCCGCCGATTTAAAGAAAGCGTCTAATTCACGTTTAAATATCTTTTCTTCAGCATTTGAAGCCAAGTCTTGAGCATTTTTAAGCTGTGCTTCTAGCGCAGTCTTATCACCCTTTGCGGTCTTCAAAGTTCCTAAGAAATTATCTAACCTGTCGGCTTCCTGTGGGAAGTTACTTCGGATAATTGCCGAGTAATCTTGCAAGCTTGATCTAATATCAGAAATGTCTAAATTAGCTAATTTGGAAGGATCATCTACGCGATTAGAAATCTTAGTTAGTGTATCCCCAATAATGTAATCAACAACATCTGTAGCACTCTCTCCCGCCTCTGGGCGTTTGAGTAGGTCAACCATATTGCCAACAACTTCACGATTACGATTGCTTAGGCTATCAGTAACTAGGTTACGGGCTTCATCTAAAAACTTGGGGGTTTGTTTTCCCCGGGCTACTGTCTCACGGCGTAACCTACCTACATCTGTCAGTACAGATCCATCGTCCCAGTATTTAGCCCAATCGTTCTTAAAGTAGTTAAGAGCGTCTTTAGCGGCATCAACTGTAACATCATCGCCTGTCTCTTCGACAAACTTGATGGCGTCATCATCAATCCATCGCTTGAATTTTATGAGGGTCTGTGACGCACCTTTTTCTGCCGCACTGGCATTCTGTGCAGTCATACGACCAATTGAATCTGATAAGCTAACTCGAACATCAGTAAATAATGTGCCGTAATCTAGGCCGTTTTTATCTGCCCATTTAGCCACACGTTCACGCATCTGTTCTTCAGTCTCACGAACCATCTTGCCATCTACTTCTCTAGTACCAAGCTTAACTTGGTTAAGAAGTTTTCCTAGCATACTATCACCGGGTAAGGCTGAAGCCGCGATGTCTAGTTGGTTAGGCTGTAGGCTTTGTAGTGTGCTGATCATATCATCAACATCTACAGCACCACCTTTAACTAGGCCGAATAAGCGGTTCTTCTCTGCATCCATAACCTCACTAGCTTTAGCAAGATTATTTCTAATAGTGTCGGCTGATTGGTTTGCTCCCGCATTAATCTGGATTCCGAGAGAGCTCTCTAAGTCATTTACTTTAGAGATAATCCCTGCGTCACCCCTCTCAATTACGGCGGCTAAGGCTTCGTCTACTGACGCAATTTGGCTCTCTATATTGTACACCCGGGCACTGGACATGTTAACTTCATTCAAACCTGAAGCAACAATGTTGTCAGCGGATTTGTTTATGCCTGTCTGCCCACCTAGAGCGTTTTCTGTTTGACGTGTAATTCTCTCAAGCTCATTACTAGCCATCGATGTTTTAATAGTAGTTTCAGGAGCGTTTCCTGATTGTAGAACACCTTTTTTAAGGTTCTGAGCACGAAGTACTATAGACGAAGCCTTAGCAACATCACCAACATCAAGAGCACGTTCAAGTGCTGTCATAGTGTCTGCGGTGTATTTAATATCGTCCGCAAGACCTTCAGGCATTTCCTGCCATACTTGTTTGTTATCTTCTACAAGCTTAATAATTGCCTTACGGGCTTCTTCCATACTCTTTGGATCATCCGTAACACCAGTAAGCCTATCTAGGATCTCACGAGCTAGCATGTCTTCTTTGGCGGTTGGGCGGGCCATTGTTGCTAACGGCGCACCTGTGAGTGACCAAGCAAATCGGACACCCCACGATACCCCGGCTATGCCCTTTTCAAGAGTTTTACCTACCCCCATAGCTTCCATCAGGATGTTAGCTCGGTTAGCTAATACTTTTGCGTATTTTGGGTCTTCAGGATCATACTGAATACCTTTAAGCATTGGGAATACATCTTGCACCCCATCAAACATTGCGTTCTCACCAATAAAGAGGCTTCCGCCTTCTGTGCTAGTACCCGCTGTTGCACCTGCTTCAAAGGCTAAGAATTTAGCTAGAGTTTTCCCCTTACCTGCATAGCTAATCATTTTCATTGCAAGCACCCCCGGCACCATCATAGATGTGCCTTCCATCAACAGCGCGTTTCCTATGCTGTCTCCCGGTTTTACTCTTGCAATATTGTCTTTTGCTTTACCTGTTAGGTTTAGATCTTTGGCTCCAAATATAGAAGCGGCCTGAAATTCTTTATCAGACATTTTCGCAATTTCTTCTGGATTCTTCCAATCAGGATCAAACTCACCCTTTTCGTTAAACAAGAAAGCCTGACCTACGTTGCTTTGCATATAATCGCGGCTCGCGTCTACAGCGGCCCCACCTAGTTCAGCTATGTTAGCACCCATATTACGGACGCCGCCGTACAGCATTTCAGATATGCCGGGGCTATGGTCCCCTATCAGAGGCATTCCTATTTTAGGCGTGGGTACAACTTTACCTTTGTATGTAACCCTGCCATCTACCGTGGTTTCTGATAGAGGGTGGTTTTTGTACATCCTATAACGATCAGAGGCGGCAGTATAACTATCTGTCCCTAGAAGGCCCTCACGAGTAATATCATCGTACATAGTCATGTCAGGCTCAGGTAACTCGTAGTTTTCCCAACCTTCAAGACCCGCATCACGAGCTTTATCTAAGATAGCAAAAGCAGATGTTAGCTTCTTTTCTACTGGTTCCTTTTTAACTAATTCCGCACCTGATAGATCCAGAGGTAAATCTTCTTCATTAGTATCTTTAGGCTCAACAAGAGTAGCGTCAGATAAATCTAGTGTAAGGTTATCATCAGCCATTAGTTAGAAACTCCTTTTTTAATTTTTTGCCCTACGCCAGCCCCTAGGGCGTCTAACTGCTTTTTAAATCTTTCATAAAACTCAGGAGTTATAATAATTTCGGCACCTGAAAGATAGGAGTCTGTTAACGCTGACATACTTAGATCTGGAGTTTTATTCCCGTTTACTTCCTTTGGAGGAGTGTTCACCAAGGTGTATTCTTTAGTTAGAGAACCAACGCCCCTTTTCATTCGTGGGTCATCAGTAGAGTCGCTCATCAAAGTAGTGATATTTTTAGCCGCTGGCTCATTATTCAATGGGTTATAGTTGTGTCTGTTAAAGAAAGCACGCATATCAACGTCTTCTGAAAGAGCTTTCCACTCATCAGACACGGCGGAGACACGGTCATTAACATAGCCTTGTGTGGCTTTAAGGAACGCTTCCTTGCCGCCGCCCGCTGTAAGCATTGATCGTAAGCGGTCAAAGTCTTTGTTAGACATGGCCTGTCCTGATTGGCCCTCTAGGCCACCAGCACGGAATGTGAACAGGATCATCTTAGCTTCAAAGATTGCTTTGCGCTGGGCAAGACCTTTAGCATTAGCACTTAACTCAAAAGCGCTAACGTCCGTGTCAGCTAGCTCCTGTAGTGTCTGGCCTTGCTTAAGAATTCCTTGATCACGAAGTTCCATTTGTACTTCATTCAATGTCAGTTGAGCATTAGGGTCGTTTTTCTTTTTAAATAGATTATCTAAAAGTCCAAGACCTACGCTAGCATTACGAAAGAGAGAATCTACTTTAATTGTAAAGCCAGCAGTAGCTGTTAGTATACGATCATCTTGTTCTACGAGTGATACTATATCTCCAAATAGACGAACAGCACCAAGAGCCTGTTTTCTATTACCGTGGTAATTTTTAATATCCACACTCATGGATGATACCACCTGACGAGCTTGTTTATCTACATCTAAACTTAACTCTTCATACTCAACTCCGAATGGAACCCCATCCCTATTCGTATAAATGAATTTACCGGGGTTAAGAGGGTCAGCCTTGACGTACCCAGTTGTTTGCTTGAATATTCCTGTATAGGAACCAGCTTTATTTTTTTCTCTTTTAATAAGTTGTATTTGTTTGCCACCTTTTTTATTAAGTTCTTCAGCGGCGTCTATGTTAAGAAGCTCCCTAATACGCTCTTCAGCCGCCTTAATCCCATCCGTATTTTCAGGAAGTTCTTTAGCTTTGGCTAGCGCGTCATACGCGGCAACCAATGTAGATGGCTTATCACCTTCTTTACTATTTAAACGGAGAGCGGTTATTAGAATAGGTAGATGTGTGTTTTTAAATTCATTGAAGGCGGTTTTTTCGTCTTCTCCACCCTGAAGGGCCTTTAGGGCCATCTCCGCATATTTACTAGCAACATAAGCGTTTGTTACATTATCTGGAACAAGCTTTGTGTTCTCCTTAACCCAGACATTAAAGTGTGCTAACGCTTTCATGTCACCTTTTGCAGTAGCCTTTTGAATACGGCTAGAAACATTGGTTTTAGATATGTCACTCTTCAGATACCACGGCTCTTTATCGGAAATTCTCTCTAGATATGCTGTAACACGAGTAATGCCTGTTTGAGCTTCAGTCTTGGCCGCATCAGTAGTGGCGTTTTCCAAGGCGCTTTCTGCCGCAAGTAAATACCCTTCAGCATTTGATGCAGTGAAGTTAAGGGGGTCTAAGTATTTAGGAGGCTTTGTTGGGTCAACTAATCTACTACCCACAGCCAAAATAAAGATCTTACGAGTGTTATCGCCAGCTTCTCCAGCCGCCGCCGCAAATGCAATATAGTTATCTTTGCGGATCTTAGATGTAACTTGCCAATCTGGTTTATCTTTCTCTTCTTCTGGTGATACGCCCCAAGCGTATTTCAAGGCGGGCAATTCAGGCATAAACCCGTTCATAGTTTTTTCAAACATATCTTCGGATATACCTAAAGAAGTCATAACATTGGTTTTGTCTTCTGCGAAGATAGCCCAGTTATCTTGATTTGTGTTGGCCTTATTATTTACACCACTTCCATTGGCACCTGTATTGTCTGAGGAGCCTAAGATTTTGGTTAAATACTCTTGTGATTCTTTAGGTAGGGTGCTTCTATCCCCATTATATTTATCAGCATTATCTGGGCCAAAGTTATAAGCAATCAATGCTTTTTCTTCGTTCCCCTCGTAACGGGACAACATGGCGTTCATGTACCCTTTACCAAATGCTTCGTTTAGATCTTTGTTACCGAGTAGGGCACGGGCCGAGTTTTCATCTTTAGTAGTATAAGAAATACCTGCTTCATCAGCTAAATCAAAAATGCTCTTAGCCTTAAACCCGGGGTCAGCGGCCGTGGATACTAGTGACTGAGAAATGCCCAGCGCACCTTTAGGCGACTCAAGAGTATTCCCCTTTGAATCATTCTGTTGTTTGCCACTTTCTTGAGTAAGTTGACGATCCCATAGGCTCTCGCTTACAGTTACACTTGAAGTGCCACCATCCACGGCGGTATTCGCCGGGGTTATCAGAGCGTTAGTTTGATCGTTTAATGAGCCTGTATTTGTAGTATCGGCTGTCTTAATTTCAATGAAGCCTTTTTTATCAATATCATCACGGATATTTTCGATAGTACGGCCTGACCATAATTCAGTGTAAATTGTACGCCAAGAATCTTCAGGAACCTTGCCACCGTAACTGGTAACGGTGTTCATAGCTGTACGGCGATGCTCCAGATCCTTAATTTCTGCGTCCCGCCAAGTGTCTCGGCGTTTATTAAACCGGCCTAAAGAAGCAGTAATCTTATCTTTCTCTGTCTTAACATCAGCTTTAGCTTTTGCGGCTACTTTGTCGGTGTAGTCTTCTGAGGAATTTGTATAGGCCGCTTTAAATCCACCAGCGAAACCATCAGCGAAACTATTAGCAAAGCCCATTATATTTGTTCCTCTTCCATATTAGGTTCTTCATCGCCGCCGTACCCCAACATGGCATTCTGTTCGTCTTCCAACGCAGGAGACATAAGCCCACCGCTATCTTCCTCGCCCAATTCTTCTTCAGCGGTGTCTGCTACATTTTGCATTTCTTGCTTCATGGCTTCCGCGTCAGATTCCGCCATTTCAAACTCTACTTTAAGACGTTCTGAGGGCATGAAATCAGCCGTAGTATCTATGCCCATTGTGTATTCAATGTCGTAACCCTTAGCCATAATTGTGACTAAGCGAGCTACGGGCCCAGCTATTAGAATAGCAAAATCAATTGACCATTTACCATCTGCTATACCTAGCGTTAGGATCATATCAGTTACGGCCGCAACAGAAACGCCCACCTTGAGGTAGGACATATACTGAAGCCCTTCATCAGACTCCGAAATGTGATCGGCTATAAATTCAATTGCCGCATCTACATTGGTGATATCTGGTGGACGGTGCCACGGGTAATTACGCCAATCGCTTGTGTAATTTTCACCCGCTATAGGGCCAGAGGGTACAGGAGCTTTCATTTTAGTCATTGCCATCTAATAGCTCCTCCTCTTCACCGTCTTTGCTTCTTTTTTTCTTGGCATCTTTTCCAACAATACCTTCCTCAATCTCATCGAAATATTCAGGGGTGTATTTAGTCTCCCCATTTTCCGCGAGGAAGTTGTCGGCCATTTTGCCGCTAAAATAAGCTTTTATTGATTTTCTTACCGCTTCTTCAAATTGCATTCGTTAGCTCCTAATCAAACATACTGCTGGCGATTGAAGCACCCATTTTAGCTCCAACAGGCCCCGCCGCACTACCAATTACTGCGCCAGCTACTGAACCAATAAGCTTGCCGAATGGGCTAGAACGATCCCTCTTAGCTTCAATTTGAGCGTCATAATTCATCTTGGCTACCTGCACCTGAGTACGTCTGTTCTTCTGGTTTTCACTCTCTTTAAAAGAGTAATCTAGAAGGGCGTCAGTGCGATCCCACATCTGGTTAAGTTGTTCAGTGGTAAGCCCAACGATGTTTTTAACATCTGTAGCGGCCGCGTTATTTAAAGTAGCGTTGTTAGTTAGCTCTACAGTTTGCCGCCATTTAGCTACGGATTCATCTACATCTTTTTGAAAATTGGTGTAGAACATCTCGCGCTGATTTTCTAAAGTCAGGTTAAATTTAGACATGGCGTTATTCTCGCCAGCGTTAAATTTCTCCATGCCATTACGGGCATCTGTGTTGAACATTCCAATACGAGAGCCTAGCTCATCATAGAACTTGTCCATTGTGTTACGCTCCCCCGCACCAAATTGACGAGCTACATTTTCTGACTTAGCATCTTCCATAATGGATTGCTGTTTAGCTTGGTGCTCAACAACAACTACTTGCTGTTCGTTGCTAAGATTTGCCATGTCGTATGTGACGAAATTCTTTGCATTTGTAATAGATTCAGTCATGCGAGAATCTAAATCAGCTATGTTCATCTTAGATAAGATGTTAGCCGTATTAAGTGCTTGTGTGTTTTTAATATCTAAATTCTTGACTGTCAAAGTCTGAAAGAACCTAGATTCCTCTTGGGCTATTGGAATAATAGCTTCCATTGTAGCCGCCGCAACCGCAGAAATAGCGGCTGTACCAGACACACCTTTGAAGGCGATCATTCGATTGACGCCTTTTAATGAGCCAGCGGCCCATGTAGGGATTTTAGCTTGCCCTGTGATAGGATCTACGAAGTCTTTGGATAGTGTATCCATCCAATAAGTGATCTGTGTTTTAGCGTCTGTGAAGTTTCCTTCACCAAGGGTCTGAGCTAATATCTTACCACTGACAGTGCTGGTGTCTACAATAGTAGACAGGTTCTGAGTGTACGCCGTGTTGAATGCTTTACCTACGGAGTTTGTAGATCCATCTGCGTTAGTACCTGTGGCTAGGCCACCCATATCTAGCTTGTCTACATCTACCTTAGATTGGTTACTGAATGTAGCTGTAGCCGCTGATGTATTTTTATTTAGAGTATCAACCTGTGGTGTGGTCGTAGCCGCATTGTAGGTGGAAGCTGTATTAGGCTTTGTTACCCCCGCCGCCTGAGCGACAGATGCGTTAGATGCTGACCCCTGAAGGCCATCTACATCCATGCTGTAATTATTATTATTTAAAACATTATCAGGGTTGCTTGCGTCAATTGTAGTAACATTATCTGAAAGTGTGCCTTCAGTGCCTAAGAAGCCTTTAGGATCTTTGAGAATATTCGCTGACGTATTGGCAACGTTCACCCCGCCAACATAGTCTGAGTTTGACGCAACAGAAGAGCCTGTACCTACAAAAGTACCTGCCGCTATATTTCCTGTCAGTAGATCCGAACCACCGCCAGCGGCGGCTGGGTCGCCTACAAGGCCAGTTGCTGTTGTTGGGTCAATTGCCATTATTCTTTATCTCTTTCTTTTTGACACGCTCGAATTTTGTCTCTCAAAGAGGCGTAATCAGAAAGGGCGTCAACAATGGCGGGGTTGCCGTTGGTATCGGGTAAGCTTTCTATTTCGTCTGCTAATTTATCATTAAATACTCTGTTGTATCCCGTGATATTAGGACAATAAATTTCTAACTCTGTCTTATAAACCGTGCTCGCGCAAGCGCTTAGATAAGTCATCGCGATTACGAGGAGCGTCACTTTCAATTTCATTGCTGTCTTGCTCCATTGCCTTATAAAAATCTGCTCTTTCATGTTCCGTTTCAACGGCTTCTTTCAAAGCCTCACGTTGCTCAATTTTAGAACCATCACGGCGTCCAAGGAGGTATAAGATGGGTAAAAGCATGGCGATTAAGCCCGCCAATACTATCTTAACTTTTGCCCAAATACCTATAAATGGAAGCATTACCGCCCACCTTCTTTGTGATCAGTAATTCGCGAATAAGCAACGAGGGCAATGCCCGCTACAGTAAGTCCAAGAAAGACCATTTTAATAGAATCTGAATACATAATAAGTGGTCCAAGGTTTGTAGCCGCGTCACCTAAAACAGATCCTAATGTACCAATACCTGCCGCCCCTGCACCTGCCATAGTTTTAGACTTAGTGAGAGGTTTCTTTTCAGTTTGCACTGGTTTTTGTGGCATTAAATCGCCACCTTCTTGTGAGGATAAAGGTGCGTCCATCGTCCATAATGCCGCTTCGGCAGTACGGCGTCTGGTTAATCCTCTAAGCTCAGTTAATTTACCATCAACACGAGCTTTATTCCACCTAATAATTTGTGCAGGGATCTCTTCGTAAAGGCCCTTATTTAACTTTTTAAGAAGTGTAGATGATCTGAAATTAATAGCGCCTAAGTTAAACACAAACGACACAAGCGCGTCGTACCGAAATTGGCTCAGAGGCACATTAACTGCACTTCTTACGGTGTTACCCGCATCATGCAGATCTTCTATAAGGAACTTTTCACAGTCTCCTACAGAAGCCCTCATACCAGACTTAACACCCTTGCAATGGCCGTATCCAATTGTCCACTTTCCTGCCGGACAACGGTAGGCCCTTACATCACCTTCTTCAGTGACTTTATGTAAGCCTTCAAATTTACGAACGATATCTATGCCGCTCTCTGATACTTTTGTGGGGATCATCTTAAATACCAAAATCCTGTACTAATTGAGGCAGTAATTACTACCCAAAATACTCTTTCAGCGAACCGAATAGTGGTGCCATATTTGATGTTGCTTTCTTCAACTTCATCAATCCGTTTTTCCAACCCTTCTTGGCGATCTTCGTATTTCCCCAAACGATTGAAGATCGTTACCATCCGTTCTTCCATCCGCGCCAAAGACACTACAGCTTCCGCTAATTTGTCGAGTTTATCCTCAATCCTTGATAATCTGTGTGTATCCATAGTGCCTTCGGTGCTCATCTGCTCATTAGCGGGTAGATGAGTACGGGGATGCAAGACCTGAATACACCTGAGCTTGACCACCTGTGGTCTGTCCCATCATTGCATTCGAGCCAGCCGCGTAGCCAAACTTATCCATCTGCGCCATCATTTCATTAATATTGACAGAAGCATCATCAACTCGTTGCCCCGCCTGATTGAACGCGGCAAGCATTAAGTTACCTTGCTGGTCAATCGCACGAGCGACTTGAGTGCCGCTTGTAGTTGTGCTGTTCGTAATCAGCCTACCTGTCTCATCAAATGAATCGACTAGAGTTTTAAAGTTTGAGCGAACATTTTGATCAAGACTTAGAGACTGATCAGATAGAACCTGACGGGCTGTATCTAGTCGGTCAACAAACTCAGTACGCATATTTTGCGTCTGTTGAGTGCCGTCGTCAAACCCTGAAGTAATCTGACGAGCTACATTGGCAAAGTCTTTAACTGCCGACTCCGAGTTATTCTGAACTTCGGATTGAACACCTGATACATCAGAACGCACATTAGAAAGACCTTGCGCCGAAGCATCTGAACTTGACGCAATCCTTTCTGAAAGCTGTGCGTTACCACCAACTACCGCGTCTTGGATACGACCCCGCTGTTGATTAGCAATAGTAGAGCCCTTATCATAATCATTACGGAATTGATCAAGCCCTGTTTGCATAGCCGCCTGACGAGCCGCACCTTCAGTTTGCCCCTGTGCCAACGCGGCATAGTAGGTATCTAAGTTGCCGCCGTACTGTTTAACAAGATCGGCAATATTAGCTTGTCCTGTCATAACATTGTCAGAAGTCTCTGTAAGTTGGTTACCGAGATTTGCACCTACATTAGTTACATTCTCGTTAACGCTACTAAAGCCTTCATTCTGACCTTCTAGAATAGCTGTATCACCTGCGTACACCTGATCTGAAAGACCTGTGAAGCCTGTGTCTAGCGCTGTATTCTGTTCTGCAAACGCTGTATCAAGACCTGTACCTAGTTCACCAAAGCGAGTGTCTACTTGACCACTCAAATTACCAAACCCAGTATTCACGCCTTCATTAACATTAGCAAATCCAGTAGTCATTTGATCACCGTAGCCAGCCATAGTGTTACCTACGGTTGTGCCTAAGTCACCAATTTGAGTACCTACAGTTGCAAAGCCATCATTTACCGAGCCTTGTACGCCCGTGATGCCTCGGTTTACGTTATTAAAATTATCATCGACATCATCAAAGCCGGTTGTGATTTCACGAGAAAGATCCCGTGCTTGATCATCAAACCCGTCTGTAACGCCTCTAATATCTGTCCGAATCGTGTCCTGACCACTACGCAAACCAGAAAACTGAGAGCTATAATCTGGTGGCGGCGGAGGAGGAGCCGGTGCTGGAGAACTACCACCCATATAATTTACCTCTTCGCTTTATTGAAGGTTTGTTTAATCTACGCCAATATATGAAGCGTTTTTTGCCATACATATCGACGTACTCTTTTTTTAGGTCAGCAACCATTTTCTTAGCGTGACCATATGGTGCTATAAATTCTAAGCCCCATATCTCGTCCCCGTCTTCGGCTTCGTAATCACCTTCTTGAATTACATAGCTGTCATCTAGGAACTCTTCAGATTTCTCCTTTGAAATAAAAACCCATGTAAATAATCCTATTATTTTGTCTGGGTCTTTTTCGTCATAGAAAAATCTAATCTTGTTGTGCATCAACGGGTAAATAAAATATTGGTAGAATTCAGCTACCGAATACCAGCGGTGATGCTCAGATTGTGCAAAAAGAAATAAGCCATCTAGCACAGGGCCATTTGATATTTTTTTCATATTAGTAAGTCACTTTTAATGTGGTGCTTACTTCATTGCTAGTGCTTTTATTATATACTAATTGTAACATTTACTCAAGAGGAATGGTTATATATGATATAAACCAATCCTATGATCATCGCCACAGGCGTCTATACAAGGAGGGTAGCTTCTTCATTGCGCTGGACGACAGTTTTTACCCAGCCCTGTGCAACCGCCAGCGCAACCATGTCATCCTTAGACGATGGAACCTGTGTGCCAGTGTCCAAGCATTTCTGCACGGTGAGAGCCACGATTTCATTAACGGCATTACCGCATCGTACATGCACTGCGTTGTCAATCCAGTCTTGTGCGGACAATGCCTCGACATGAAGAGCTTTATCTTCTGCGGCTGAAAGTGTGATTGTGTATGTTGCCATAGTCTTTTTCCTTTGGATTATCCCAATAAATATATATACATGCGGTTATAACTGGCGTTTCCGTGGATGGTTCCTAAATTCACATTAAATTCAATATAGTCACTAGCTGACAGAGCTACTAAATTCTGAGATGAGAAGTTGTCGTGAGCGGAGGTGGGGTGGGCTTGCGTCAGGGCCCCGGAGCCTATAGCTCCCCCGTTTTTCCACATAGTTATTTGAGCAGTTGCGGTGGCTAAATGGTGGTAACCAACAAAGTAAGTACCAGCAACAGGTACAGTGAATCTATTACCGCTTATTGTAATACCGCCCCTAGCTATAGCACCTCCGTTTAAAGGAATAAGAGCAGTAGCAGTTATATCAGCGCCGCTGTATGAGGCAGAGGCCGCTGGCTGACCCGGCATCGTCACATTACCCGCAAGGGACATCCCTGAGATGGTCATACCTGAACGTGTAATCACTATAGCATTAGTTTCAGCATTCCCCGCATCATTAAGAGCTTGTATCTCGTAAGTTGTCCCGTTTCTGGCAATCGTTCTCCATACTTTACTATCAACTGCTCCTAACGTAGCCTCTGATATATATTGTGGATACCTTAGAGCTGATAGCTGGCTAATTGTGGAGTCAGCTCCACCGGCGGCTAAAATAGTACTCGTCCCAATACCCACGTTTCCGCTGGCGTCGATGCGCATTGCTTCTGTGTTGTTTACACTAGTGATTAGACCGCCGGCGGCGATTGCTGTTAATTGTGCCCGAACAGCCGAATAGGCATTATTAATAAAACGAATTGTAACAACATCAGACGAATCCTGTCCCACTAAGTCGACTGTATGTGTACTCGTACCTTGATCGATAGTGAGTTTAGCGTTTGCTGTTATCGTCGTGCCAATACCGACTTTGCCGCTGGCGTCGATACGCATTCGCTCAAGAGGCTGTGATGTATTGTCTTCAAGAAGTTTCGTGTGGAAGGCTAGAAGCCCCATCTGCCCAGATGACCCTTGAGCGGCGTACCGTATTTTTGCGTAGTTGATCGGGTTCGTGCTGTAAGAAGCACCGTAAGAAACTCCGTTGGCCTCACCGGCAGGCCCATCCGTGCGACCTTGAATAGTAGCAGAATTATTGCCATTTTCCACAACCAAAACTGGAGCAAAGCCATCGGCGTATGTGCTTGGCGAAGTCGTCCCAATACCGACGTTGCCGTTGGTGTCGATACGCATATGTTCTGCGTTGTTGGCATAAAACGCCATTGGATGATTAGTAGTCGTACCCACTGACCCGTTTGCACTTGAAGTGTTGTACAGGATGGTACTGACGGTGCCGTCGTTAACGGAAATACCGGCGTTTGTACCTGAAACAACGGACAGCTTTGTCCCCGGATCCGACGTGCCGATACCGACGTTGCCTCCTTGCGGATTAATTGCAAGAACACCGCCAGTTGATGTTGATCCATTAATCAAATGTTCGATGGTCGCCACGTTGTCCGCAGACGGGTAGATATAAAGTATATCGTTTGCGCCACTTCCGACCACAGAAATGCCGTTAGCTCGGTTAAGTGAAGACGCTTTAACTTCTAAAAGACTTGCCGGAACCGTCGTGCCAATCCCCAATGCTCCAGCACTAGCATCAAATGTCATACCAGCCGTAGAACCATCATCTTTATACATGATGATATCGCCGTTAGTAGCAATCTTCATTTTGTTTATGGCGGTCACCCCGCCAGCAAAATATAACTCTCCATCATTTGCCCCACTACGAAACTTAATTATGGACGCACCGCCAACCTGTTGCATCTGCATCAACTGATTAGAGCCATCGGTGTCTTGAATAATAAAATCTGGGTAGCTGTCCGCAACAGTCAAATCACCCGATACGGTAAGACCTACTGCATTCGTATCCAGTACGTCATTAGATCCAATGTCGGCTATATTTCTTGCTTTTGTCATATTACGGGTTTCCTAAATAAGTACTCAGCGGCTACGGCCCAAGGTAACGGGGTAGGTTGTTCTGCGGCGTAAGTAGCGTCACTAACTATCTTGATATGTATCTTGATATATCTTTTGCTCTTGTCATTCCCACGGTGCTCCCCTTGCTGTTACTGGGTTAGCTTTTGCGTACATCTGTGAAGCTACGCCTTCTTCTATTGAAGTCACTTGCTCATCTCCCAAAGCATTTTTAGCCCAACCAATAGCCATTTCTTCTGTCACATCTGCATAAGGTATTGGAGTTCCTACAAGTGTTACCCCCACAGCCCCATAAGAGGCCCCTGTGTTACCATCTGCGTCAGAGTCAGAAGCTGTCCAATGGATTTGTGTGATTATGTTTTCGTTAACGCCCTGTGTTAAGTCTCTATCAAGGGTGTGTATTTTCCATGTTACCGTCATTTTTATGCTCCTTCTAGCGCGGTTATTCTAGCTGTTAACGCTAGTATCATTGTCTGTTGTTCTTTGATTGCAGAAACCAGATAAGGGATTATTGCGGATTGATTGAGCGTCAAATACTCGTCAGCCTCATCAACCTCACCAGATGAATCCGGCGTTGTGGTTCTGCCGACTGCTTCTGGAATTACTGTCTCGACATCTTGAGCAATAAAACCTTTCTGATTATTTTCGCCGTTGATGAAATCAAAGGTTGCCGGTTTGAGTTGTAGAATTTGAGCCAACCCACTGTCGAAATAACTGATGTTTTCTTTTAGTCGTCGGTCAGATGAAACAGTAAATGCTGAAGCACGAGCAATTCCATAACCAGAGCCACCGTTGCCGACATCGATACCGCTTCCTCCAGCAAACCAATTTAGGTAAATTCTGCCCCCAGTGCCCACTTTCGAGTCGATGTGGAAATTACCTGCGGAATTGCCGTATCCACCCTTAAGGGTGGACATGCGTATGGAGCCGTTAGTGACATCAAGCTTTTCCGCCGGAGCCGTCGTGCCAATACCGACGTTGCCACCATTCAAGTAACTACTACCAGAAGCAGAAAGATATACGACTTTGGACCCTTGGTGGCTCACTGCGAACCCCCTTTGTCCGGCGGCGGTGTGAGTCATCCACTCAAGGACACCATCTGCCGGAGAATATAACTTTTTATCGACTGCGCCCGTGCCCCCAAAACCAACACCATCTGTTCCTGAAATATGTAATTTTTGCAGTGGAGCCGTCGTGCCGATGCCGACGTTATTGCCGACGAGCCGCATAGTTTCTGAGGTATTAGAGCCAAGGGCTAAATCACCCGGACCAATAAGCGCCAAATCCGTGGCGGCGCTCGATGCTGTATCACCGCCTGTCCCCCACAGACGAAAATTCCAAACGGGGTTTGCCGTCTGATACTGCGCGTCATTTGAGTATCCAAATGATAACATTGATACGCCCGGGTGACTGCTATCGTAGCTACGAAGCGCCATGACCGGTGTCGGCCAATCAGAACTCTCTGTCGGGGACGCCGCCGTGCCGTTGTATTTCGAGACGAGGATGTTTCCTGCTGAATTGATGAGCATGCGTATTGATTGAGACGCAATATCAGCGGTTCCAGTTGTAAAACCAATGCCGGAGTAGCCGCCAAGGTTTAGATAATTACCACCACCTGCATAAGGCCCTGCGGCTCCTCGCCAAATACCAGCGTTTGCATCAGTTGATGTAACATCACCTAAAGATAATAAACCTGTGTTGTTTGCACTACCTAGTTTTGCGTTGCCTAAAACCTGCAAAGTCTTTTGAGATTTGAGTGTAACAGGAGCCGTCGTGCCGATGCCGACGTTGCCACCGGTTGTGATGTTCATCAAAGCACCACCAGTAGCGGCAGATATTTGAACACCCGGAGTAGAAGTGGCATCTGTTGCGCCGAAATATACTGTACCGCCGCTATCGATGTATCTTGCCCCGACGCCGTATTTTTCATTATTCGCGGCGAAATAGCTTCTGCCGCCAGCGACATGGAGCTTACCGGCAGGAGCAGTTGTGCCAATACCAACATTGCCCCCAACAGGGTTTAACAATAGTGGATAAGTTGTTGCTAGATTAGCTGTGTCTGTAGACTGCAACCAAGAGCCTGTTCCACCACCTTGTCCTATATCTAAAGTTCCCGTAAAGCTACCCCCGGGCCTAATACGCATGACTGCGCTTGTTGCTTGAGTTGTTCCTGATGTAGCCGCTGTATTGTTCGCCCCGGCATTACCTACAATCTCTTGCTTGAAGTTAGTTGCAACAGCCGTTGTGCCGATGCCGATGTTGCCGTCGCGGTTGATGCGCATACGCTCATCACCAGCAGAAAAACCATTTACGTCATTTACATCACCATTAAAGAACTTTAAAGCACCACGACCATTTAGCGCAGTTCTCTCAAAAACTATACCTGCTTTTGGTGCAAACGCCGTAGTTTCAGCACTAGCGCTTACTTGAAAAGCTATACCAGCAGAATGATTTCCAGAACCTTCGTTCTGTAATAGAAGTTGTGTTGCAACGGCACTGTTTGATGTCTCATATACATGAAGCTTATCTAGTGGGGCTCCATCCCCAATACCGACGTTGCCATCAGATCCTTGCACAAACAGCGCGTGGGTGTTCGTGTCACTCTCAACACGGAAGTCAGCGTCAGCACCAGCTTCGTTTATTACAACGCCGCCTTCTAGGTTTTCTTCATCTGTACCATTAACCCATGCTGTACCATTATACTTCAGTACCTGCCCGTTAGACGGACTTGCGATAGACACATCGGTCATATCATCGATTGATTGGTTGGCAAGAGTAAATGTGCCAAATGTTACAACTTCAAGAACATCGCCAACACTAGCCCCAGCGGAAAGCTGAAGTGAGGTACCTGATGTTGCGGTAAAATCCGCTCCATTTACGAGGCGAATTCCATTTAAATATGTATCTAGAAACCCAGAATCGTATGCTAGGGAGTTAGAGTTATCGTCTGCACCACTGAATGTAGTTTGTGCCGCTGTCGCGGTGTATTTAAATCTTTCAGAAGTACCATTAACAGAAGAACCCGCTGGAACCCATCCAGAAGATCCATATACCTGCATGGTGCTTGTAGCCGTATTAAAATAGAGGGTTCCTATAACTAAGGCATCCCCATCATTATCTACGGTAGGTGCTGTAGCTTTAGGGCCAAGATACTGATCTGTAAAATCATCTAAAGATGTAGCCGCCGATGTAGCACTATTTGCCGCGTTGGTTTCACTTGTAGCCGCGTTAGTGGCACTGGTTGCCGCATTCGTTTCTGAAGTCGCGGCATTTGCGGCTGAAGTTGCCGCCGCCGTGGTACTACCAAATATAGTGTCAATGTAGTTCTTAGTAGCCGCATCTTGTGCGCTAGTAGGATCAGTAACATTCGTTACCTTATTAGATCCCATATTAATAACGCCAGACATTGTATCGCCTGTTTTAGAAACGCGAGTGTCTCTTTGAGTATCTGTATACGCTTTGGTGGATGCATCTTGGTTTGCAGTAGGATCAGACACGCCAGTAATATTGTTAGCCCCCATTGCGAGGACGCCTGACATGGTATCCCCAGCTTTGGTAAGCTTGGTGTTAATCTTAGCGTCTAAGGTAGCATATGCATTTGCGTCATCATTCAACGCATCTGCTAATTCGTTAAGAGTGTCTAAAGCACCCGGTGCGCCACCGATTAGATCACTAATTGCTGTATCAACATACCCTTTATTCGCCGCGTCAGCATTAGCTACTGGATCAGATACATTTGAAATAACTGTTGAAGTAACATCTAATGTTCCGTTTATAGTAATATTATTAAATGTAGAGCTACCGCTAGAAGCAGTTAGGTTACCCGTAAGATCTCCTGTAACATTACCCACAACTGGGCCAGTGTGTGTACCTGAAGTGTTACCTGTAATATTACCAGTAATATCCCCCGTGAAACCACCAGATGCGGATACAGTAGTAAACGCACCGCTGGAAGCTGAATTAGCACCAATAACAGCGCCATCAATTGTACCACCGTTGATGTCAGCCGTTGCTAGTGTAGCTTGGCCTGTGGTCGTAACAGTAGTAAACGCACCAGCAACAGGGGTTGTTGCCCCAATAACTGTGTTGTCGATTGTACCAGAGTCGATATCAACCTTACTGATGTTAACTTCACCAGTGCCGTTAGGCGTAATATCAATGTTACCGTTTGTATTGGTGGATGTAACAGCGTTACCATCAACCTTCAGGTTATCAACACGAAGATCTGTAACGGCAGAGTTTGTACCGATAGTAACACCATCGATAGAACCGCCGTTAATATCAGCGGTAGTTACTGTACCCAGATTAGATACGGTAGCTGACCCAAAGTTTACTGTGCCATCGGCTGTAAGCCCTGTGAAAGATCCAGACGCACGAGTACCCGCACCAATAACTGTGTTATCGATGTTACCATTATCAATGTCTACGCTGTCGGCGTTAAGCTGATCAATTTCAGCCGTGCCATCAATGTAAAGATTTTGCCATTCCTGCGTAGTGCTACCTAAATTATAGGTGCCATCAGCGGAAGGAATAACACTGGAATCTACACGAGATATAAACGTTACAGTATCCGTGGTGTTATTACCGAGATTTACATCTCCAGCCGCGTTAAGTGTTCCGTTGACCGCTAGATCCGCGTTTGTCGTAACATTGCCGCCAAAGTATCCTGTACCTGTGTTAGTAAGGTTGCCAGAACCAATATAATTTCCTGTAAGAGTAAGATTGCCCCCCACAGAGGCGTTGCTAGTAAGAGTAGCTGTGTCCCCACTAATAGTGTCAATGTAGCCTGTTCCGTCAATATAAATATCCTTAAATTGATAAACAGACGAGCCGATATCCACGGTATTTGAAACTTCAGCGGTAATACGGTTGTTAGGGCTGATAGACGCGACTTCGGCCCATACGGCGTTATTTAAAGTATTAGTTATACAAATAAAACCTCGGCCGTTAACCGAGTTTAGCCAAATTGAACCGGGGGCGTAGCCATCATTGAAGTCATCCCCTGTAGTAGGGTTAGCTGTAGCCTGTGTGTTATTCTTACCACCAACACCCCCATGAATTGCAGGAAGGTACCCAGTAATGGATGTGGTTAAATCAATTTTAGGTGAGCTACCCGCCGAGGCGTCGTGTGTGTGGCCTGTAGTAGGATCAAAAGCTACCGCAAGTTGGTTAAACTCGGCATTCAACGGCGGAGCCGTGATGTTAGATCCGTTTACAATGTTTGCTACAGATTGTCTTATGTATCCTGCCATTTATCGTCTTCCCGCAATACTGAATTCAAATACAACGCCCTGAATGCTATAAGGATCAAACTCCCCTAGCGTCACAAAGGTGAGCTGAGTGGCGTACCCAGAGCCCTGAATTGATGTGGTTACGATTGGTTTTTCATTACCGCCGTAATTAATATTGACCCCACCATAATTAATATTTCTTCCCTTATACCGCACTGGTGCACCTTGTGATTCCTGTGCATACGCGGAAGGGCGGCTAACGGTTGGGTCATCCCAATCGTAGTTGACCGCCATGTTTAGAGTAAAAGGGCCTTCTGCACGAACAAAAGTGTTCACTTTTCTCATTGTCTTACGAACTTCAGTGTCTCCAAAGTCGTAATAAGGAGTGGCGTAGATGGCTAGTATGTCGTTGCCATCAAATGTGTTGCCAAGTTCCTGTCTATAAATTTTACCATTAAAATCGCCATGCAAAACAAGTTCTTGTCTATTTACATACGCAGATGCTGTCGCGCTGGCTCTGATGCCAATTAGTTCTCCGAATTCCCAACCTAGTCGTTGGTCAGCGGATCTAAGACCACCAATAAAACCATAACTATCTGTAGTAGCTGTATCCGCGTCTCCTACAAAATATCGTAATTGAGATTTGGATCTAATCACTACACCTACAAGAGAATCTAAATCATAATCTTTAGGTAAATCTGTGAGTAGCTGTTGAATAGGCTTAGAAATTGTTTCTAATTCTACATCTCCGATTCTGGAAGTTCCGGCAACCGGTCTCAGGCCATCTGGGGCTAAAAATACCAGATCACCACCAATTTCAAGCACACTATCTCTAGCAATACATCCAACATTCGACGTTACCTGATCTATAACAAATCCAGCGGCTACATCCGCCGTAATCTTTTTAATTCCGTTATCACCAAAAACAAACAAGTTATCTCGGAAGGGCTTAAACTGAACAACGTCAAATCCTACGGATACTTGACCTGCGCCATTGGCAACAAGAAAGTCATACCATGCGTTAGGCGCGGAGTGAGCAATTGTAGCCTCAGTTAAAACATTACCACCAATAAACAAGTGGTTTTCAAAAACGCCTACAAGAGAAGGAGCCTCTAAACACTGGTTACCACCACCTGTCTGAGTGGAGTGGCCCCCTGCGGCGGGGCTTGTGCCCGCTCCAGCTACGGTTAGTTCTTCCCAGTGAGAGCCATCAAAAACAATGGCAGGGCCGCAACCGTCTACAAAACAAATATGGTTACCATCACCAAAATTAAATGTTTCACTTCTAATCTTTGTTAGCTGACCCCCTAATATTGTTAGGGTTGACCGTCTAGCACTGTGGTCTAACGTGTATTTAGAATACCCTGAACCAAATACATAACGGTAAAAACAATATTCGTTTGGATCAATTTCTATAACATCTGCCGCCGTAGCAGGAGTTACCAAAGTAATAGAAGCGCCGCCCAAAACCGCGTTTCCCGACACGGTAAAATCCGTAATTATTCCTAACTGTACACCATTTTTATAAACGTGTACATCAGCAACAAATGGAAGATCTACTGTACGATTATTAGTATCTGCGCCTGCAAACACACTTTGTGCAAAGGTAGCTACAAAGCGAAACTTTTTAAGTTTACGAGCCGCTAAGACAATAGTTTCGTTTAAATTATCATCTTTAAAAATAGAGAGGGCTAAAATGCGCCCTTCGCAATCGTCTGGGTCAACTTCTTGATAAGTTGTGTCGTAGGGCTGAAAACCTTCAATGCGCCTATACCCACCATACAAGCTAACTTCGTAGTTAACTAAGCGGGTGGCCGACCCCGGGTTGTTCTCTGAGAGATCAAGATGGTTCTCATTTGAGTTCAGACCGCCGCCACATATAACTTTAAACGACTGAATGCGATCTGGCATTAAATGGATAACCTATTAGATCGGGTGTCTACAGAAATACGAGTGTCTCTAATCGCCTCGTATTTATTCATTAGAATGCCTTGCATCTCTTTTACGCCTTGTTGAAATAACTGGGCGGAAATACCTGCGGATTCCATGTTGTCTCTAAACATATACATTTGCATTAGAGCCCCTTCGATAATCACATTGTCGTAAGTATCTGGGACACGAGTTAAATCGCCGTAAGCGACTAAATCGTTGTGAGTTTGGTAATACCTAAACTTGATTGTATACGCTTGATCAGGTGATGGGGTTACGGCGTACCCGTTCCCAAATCCTTCAGCTACCATTGTAGGATTAGTCCTACCTGCGGCACCCGCGTTATCATCAAGATCTTTAAAATTTCTATAATAAGTGTCGCGATCAATAAATTTTAATTGGGTAGCTCGCACCCCAAGACTACTATTTGGCTGTAGTTGGAATGAGTTAAAGTCAGCTACTTTTAAATATTGAGGCCATGAATACTCTTCCTGACCTACTACTAAAAGCTGAGTGTGCTGTACTGCGTTAAACGGCCACTCGTATTCAGCTTGATTGATTTTTGCAATTGCGTTTTTAACTGCGTCTTTTGCCGTTGCCTGAACACCACGCACTGAAGGAAAATCAGCTTGAGCAATCTCAACCTCATTTAGTCTCCGTAGCAATTGGTTTGTTAGATCAAGGTATGTAGACACAATAATTTATCTCTCTAGAAGCATAAAAGGGGGCACCCCCATAAAGAGAGCACCCCCCAATATTTTACGCTACGTTGTAGTTTGCAGTGAACAATGCTTCAGGACGCAAAATCTTACGACCATAAAGTTGCATACCACGAACCTTGTCCGCGAATGTGCTTGGATCACGGAAAGACTCAGTTTTAGCAAGCTGTTGTGCAGTTGCTACCGCTGAATCGTGTCCTGCTACCATGATGCCGAAGTTAGTTTCGGAACCTGTAGAAAGAGTTGTACCAGATCCAGTACCCACAAATGGAAGGTTGTTAGACTTATACACGCGGAAACCACGGATAAGGCCAGTACCTACACGACCATTGCGAATTTCCTCGCCACCGCCGAAGTCACGATCAACGAACTTAGATCCCTCGTCCATCAAGATTTCGTAGAATACCGGGTCAGCAACGAACCAGCGTCCTTCAGTGTCAACGTTAGCCTGATCCATCTGACGAGCAACGCGGTTAAGCATAGCTAGAGGAGATGTGATACCAGACGCGCCGCCACCAGCGGCTAGAGGGATTGAAGTTACTTCACCCGCAACACCCAAGTCAGCACCACTAAAATCAGTGATATCTAGCTTGTTACCTGCAAGCAATTCGTCCGCACCAGCAGTTGAATCAGCTTTTACACCGTTCGCGGCTGTACGACGAATCCAAGCGCCACTGCTATTCTTTTCCCAGCCAGCTAGGTAGCCAAGAACTTCACCATCGAATTCGTCACGCAAACGATAAGCCGCACGGTCTGTTGCCAGATCCATGAAATTAACGTGTGAGTGAGCAACTTCGATATCATCCATTGCAAACTGGAAGTAGTTTGCCTGATCGACGATAAGTGAAAAATCAGCATCCGCGATTGCCTGAGTTGCCAATGCTGTACCACGCTGGTACGCACTAACCGTGATTTCCGGTTCTTTGATAATACGAACGCTGTCACCATAGTTCGCGATTTCACCAAAATAATCGGTATTTGTTACATCTTCTACGATAGAAGATTTACGGAAGGTTTTCTGAACCTTCTGTGAGTAGATTACGGGGCTAAAATTACCGTTAGGTAAGTTAGTATGACCCCCTGCACTTGAAAAAGCCATAATATTCTCCTTGTTGAGTAGGCTAAACAATCGGACCTGTGTCCGAAATGAGGTTTAGTTGGTACTGAACAGAAACTTTACCGGGGCTAAGGGCTGATACTACTTGGGTAACTTTGCACCTAATCCTGTACGAGATTAGTGGCAAGGGCCAAACGTTTCAGGTGTTCTTATCGATATATTCTGAAAGTTAATTTTTGGAGGTAGGCGTCTGGTGACGCGGCTCCCTGCACTTAGTACTCAATTAACTAATGTTAATTTTTCCTTTAGCTGATGTTAGTATACCACGAGTTATGTACCTTTACAAGTGGTTTTACCTTGCTCCACCAGATAAGTCGTAAACAAACGAATTACTTCGCATAGATTCAAGTATAGCGTCCTCATTTGTGTCGTATTCTTTTGGGGACATTTTCTGTACTTGGCTCTCTGAAAAACGAGATCGTCCTGATACTGGGGCGTTAGCACTGCTTGTACGTCCTACTGAACGTGCCGCATCTTGCGGGCTAGCTGTACGCTTTCGCCTGATACCTTTATCGGCTTTGTACAAATCAATTGCACGGGAAGCCGCTCTAGCATCTGTGTTGTTTTTATAAAGAGCGTCTTGAACATATTGAGGTTGTTCCATAACCCAATCGTGAAAATCTTTATTAGATCTAATTTTATCGAAATCTGGATGGGTGTCTCGTAGTTCTTTTTCAGCTTTTTCGCGGTTAAGCCTACCTTCAAGCTGTTTTACTTTATTGAGCTCTATCTCCCCAACAGCCAATGCTTCCTGCGTTCGCTTTTGGGCAATGGTGTCAATAATTCCGGCAACATCGGGATACTTTTCAGTCCACGCCGCCACTTCTTCTTCAGTTTTGGGGAACTTAATTTGTTGTTTAGTTGCTTGGGCTAATTGCGCTTGCATCTGTGAGAGAGCGGCATCTTTTTGTTGCATAGACTGTTGCATATGCCTACGAAGATCACCGTATCGTTTTTTGAATGTACCCTCATCTGGGTCTGCATCCACGTTGTCTGCCTGTTGATTTTCTTGCGTAGAATCTTGTATAGAATCTTGCAAGTTTTCTTCTGCGTCCGCTTCATTGCGGTACGCGCCTTGGTATTTAGCCATATTTACTCCTTGGGGGCCTCAAAGTAGCTCTCGAAATTGAGAGGGTCTGTGGGTAGCCCGTTCCCACGCAAATTGTGTGTGTCTTACTTCATCTTCATTACGGCGAACTTCACCGAAGGTTTGTAAGCAAACTGGCCTTGTTTAGTTGGGTACAAGTCTTCCTCGTCTTTTAAATCAACGTCATAAGGCGTCATAAATTCTTCTACGACTTCGTTAACAGCCGTATTTACTGTATTGCCTTCGGGTGTTTCATATTCCTCTTGAAACTGCCCTTCCCCTTCTTCGGCAATAATTTCCTCGTCCGAAACTTCGGTGTCCTCAGAGCTCTCGCTATCGGGTTCCTCGTATTCAATTTCGTCCGCATAATGGTAACCATAACCTTCACAGTGCTCACATTCGGCACCATCTATTTTTCCTGTGCCTGAGCAATCTGGGCACTCAACGGTATCTTGTTCTTCTTCGTCTTCTAGAGATTTAATCTGACCCTCTGCTTGCATCATCATAAGACCCATTTTTGCTTCGTCGCGAAGGCCCATAAATGTCTTCAAGCCGTGGTATCTAACCACATCAGCGGGAACTACATATTCGCCCTCACTTAGGACGGCGGGAATATCATCACGAACACTCATGGCGTTTGAACCAGCGGGAATAGAATTACCTGACACGCTGTCGTAACCAACGTTACCATCATCGCCAAAGGGCATTCCGCCGTGGTACATACCCATCATATTTTGCATAGGCTGTTCGGTTTCAGGCATTAGATTATCACTGCGCTCCTGCGCGTATAATTCCGCATCTTCAACAGTTTCAAACAGTGGAAGCTCTTCACCTGTAAGAGGATCAATCGGGCCGTTTTCACTAACAAACTCTTCAAGCTCGGCTTGAGTGTATTGGTTGCCTTCAGCATCAACAGTCGGGATGGTTAGCCAGCCATTTTCAGTTTCAAAAGTGATAGAACGCTCAGAGTAATTCTCTCCAGTTTCTTCATCTTGATAAACCTTACGGCCTTTTGTTGTCATTTCTTGTTCAGCCATTATTTTGCTCCCTCAATTGCTTGTTCACGCAATGTTTGGAACCTACGAAGCTCGGCAATCGCCCCTTGTATTTCCATAATTTTAACGTGGTCTTTTGTGGTTTCTAAATATTGCCGCGATGTTTCTATTCGAGAAGAGACATAAGATTGCAGAAGGGGGTACTGATCTACGTTATTTACGAGAGGTAGTATCTCTTTTGCCTTAATCTTATCCATTATTGCGCTGGGCCCTGTGGGGGTGCTTGCGGTGCGGGCTGTTGCCCACCATTATCTCCGCCACCTGCTCCTGAGAAGCCTTGCGCCGCCGGTTCTGGAGCCATTCCCGGTGCTATAACGCCACCGCCATTGCCTGTAGGATCACCCGTACCCGCTGTAGCTCCTTGTGGGGCACCTTGCGGAGGTTGAGGCATAAGGGCCGCTATCTCAGCCATCATTTTAGCTTGAATAGCCGCTTCGCGAGGATCGTTTAAGATTTTCTCTTCATCTAGGTCCATAGACGCCGCCATCTCTCTCAAGATGTAATCATACTTAACGAAAGGAGCCATTGCTGGGTTTGCAGTCATCTGCATAAATTGTAGCAAGCGTTGTGAGCGTACTTCGTTACGCATCAAGCTTTCTGTTCCGCGAGCGGTAACTTCTAGATTTCCTTGGGCTACATCTTTATCAAAAGCGAATTGCATATTAAATGCAAACAACGCCCGCCCTAACGGGGCCAACATATAATCGTCCATATTACGGACAATTGCTTTGATGTTTTGTGCGGCCGCGCCCATCAACATAGACATACCACTGGCAGTTCTACCAACAGACATTACACCAGACATACCGTGTGAATAAGAGGGCATACCCGTGGCTTCATCACTAAGCTGACGCGCCTTATCAAACATCATTAGACATTCATTTGTTACGTTCGGGAACTTCGTGCCAAAGATGGCCTGACCCGGCGCACCAGCCTGTCTTCGGAAGATTTTGCCGGGGTAAACGCTTAAATCCTGACCCGGTACTAAATTTGTTTCATCTATTTCTATCAATAGGTTAGATGACAGCGCGGCGTTGTCAATCGACATACGCATGAAGCCATTCATAATTTCTTGTGTGTCTTCCATATTCTCAGCTAGACCAACTCCAAAGAAGGAATACGGGTTAACTTCGTATGGAACAGCATGGAAAGGTATGCGGCTAGGAGTGAATGGGTTAACTACCAAACGCAGTAGCTGACCGTTACAAATCCATGCGTTTACTTGGATTTCATCGCGATCAAAATACTTCTCAGGAATATCAATATCGGCGTCCTGAGCCGTTTCTAAATCTAACATACCCCAATATTCTAGAACCTCAAAACGGTTCACCTCAGGGTTCATGTTGTTATCTTCCAGCGCGTTTTCCCAATACTCAGGCTGGTAATTCGCGCCATATTCAATGGCGAGTTCAATTGACTCATCACGGAAGTGCGGTCTGTTCTTCAAGGCCCGAAGCTGAGTACGACTCATACGGTGTCGCTGGATGACATACTCCGCTTCGTTCATACTCCGAGCGTCTGGATCTGGGTAGAAATCCCAGAGAGAAACAGACTCGATTTTCGGAATTAGTTTAAATAGAGGTTCATATTCACCCTCTTCATTCCATTTTGGGTACTCTTTATCATATGCAAAAGGCCCCTTGAGAATGCCTGTTCCAAACAGAGACATTTCAAAAGCTACGTTACGCAAATGTTGACTTGCGTCACTTTCTTCTAATTGGTCATGAATCAGTTTCTCCATTCCACGAGCGACCTCTTTAGCGGGCTCATATGTGAATGAAGTTGGTGTTTTACCTGCACCTTCGCGTAGATCTTCTTTTACACGAGATAGATCTTCCTTGAGAGGGCCAAGACGCTCCATGATGTCGGGGCGAGCAATAGTTGCGGATACTTTAGCACCAGATATCTCTGCTACTTTATCTTCTGTAACTTCTTTAGGATCAAAGGATGCGGAGTTGGCTATATTTAACGTATTGTGAGGTGCATCAATACCAATAGGGAATTTAGAACCTGCAAATAAAATATCTACAATTTGTGCGTAGGAAGCTAATACTTTTGTCTTTGTAATCTTGATGAATGCTTGTGACTTTTCTGAGTCAGTAAACTGAGTTTCAGGGCCATATATGCCCCGATAGTTACGGTAGGCTCTTAGCCACCTAGTTTCGTCTTGATCACGCAACTTATTTGAATTTGAGTAACGGCCTTCGACCCATGCGACTACCCCGTCCATTTCAAGATTTTCTTGAGCCACGTCACCTCCTTCTTCAAAAGAAGCGGAGTTATTATCAGGTAGGTATTCGTCTGGTTTGTCTACTATTGCCATATTTTTTAATATCCAAAGCTTACGCTAGCGGGCTTCCAGCTAGGTTCTGTTTTATTTGAAGTCCAATCATCAAATGGAGATTTTGCCCTTGGACGAGACATAATCCCGTACCTAATGCTGTCATAAGTGTGGTCACTACGATATCGAGCATCAATGTCATCTCCACCTTTGGGGTCACCCGGTATGACAGGCAAATCTGCTATTATCTGTCGGCAAGTGTCAAAAAACACGATGCCCGGCATTTTGGTTTCTTCGTCGTATTTAAGGACTTCGTGAAACCTGTTGCGCCCTGCTACCCTAGCACCTGCGCTTCGATCACTAGGACGCCATCTGCATCCTTCTGAAATCATTTCTTCAGCTATACTTGGGCCAATCTGCCCGCGTTGATGCCAACAACTAGAATCCAGTATACCATACTGGATGTCTTCACCGCGCTCTAATGGCAGAATAGCTTTTGCTAAATCTCTGCCTGTGTGCTTCGACACATAAAGCTCACGGTATACAATCAGTGTCTCGTAAGACGGGTCTATCGCGAACCAATGTACCGCTGAATACGACGAATATCCGTAGTCACAAGATCTAAACCTCCGCCAATCATGGGGTATTTCAAAAGGCTCCACCACATGGTGAGATTGTCTAAATTCTGGGAAAGCCGCTCCGTCTGCAACGGCCCAATCACCTTCAAGAAGTTGCCTTCTTTGCATCTCAGGAAGTGACAAAAGGTTAGCTTCATAATCACCATCTTTGTAGAGATACGGGTTATCCCTTAGTGTGGCAGGAATAAACTTTCTGTAAAATAAAGGCTTGCCTTGTTTGACGTGGCCTTCAGGGTATTGTAACACATTTCCAGTATCTATGTCAGTTGCTGGAAACGCCGCGTTAGCGGGTGACGGATCAATAAACATCCGCTTAACCCATGAGTGCCCGGGGCCCCCCGGGTTACTTGTTGCGCGAAGAAAGATTGGCAACTCTGGGTCTGTTGTTCTTAACCGAGAGCGCATATAATTCCATGCGAACGGTGTGGCGTGTTGTGTCAACTCATCGAAAGCAATATAACTAAACGCCTGACCCTGATAACGAAGAACGTCTTCTTCACGTTCTAGGTATGTCATCCAAAGTTTGCTTCCTGATGGGAAGATCCATTGGCTCTTCTTCTCCTGCCACCGCGCTCCCGGGTACGCTTTCGGATAAAGCTCCTGAGATTTCCAGATGAGTTCGCGGAGTTCATCGTTAGTTCTTCGCAGGATAAGCCCGACAAAGTTTCCGTTTGAGAAATATCGCATCGGGTCTGCGAGAAGGCCATAGCTCTTTCCGCCACCAGCCGCGCCCCCGTATAAGACTTCTCTTTCGGAGGCTGATAAAAATTCTGTTTGCGGCCCCGGGTTGGGGGCAAAGATAATCTCTTTATTTGCGGGCGGAGCATCAAAATCTAAATTACCGCTAACCCCCTCTGTATATGTATGTTTTGGGGTGCTGGATTTATTTAGATTTTGATCATGCTCTTTTAACTGTCCTAATTTCTTTTTAGTTACGGTTAAACTTCTCTTCGCCGCCGCCTCTTTTTTCTTTAGGCTTGCGAGTTCTCGTTGTTCTTTAGTTTTTGGCGCAGATTTTCGTTTCTGCGCGTTAAGCTGTTTTGTGCGTGAGCTAGTATCGCCACGAGCGCGTTTCCAAATATTAGCAATACCTTGATGGCTAATTGTTTTACCAGTAGCTTCAGAGAGCCAATTAGCGACTTCCCTATAACTTTGCCCATTGTCGAGGTAATCCATTGCTTGCTCAACATGAACCACGATTTCATCGTTCGCCACAAGTACAAGAAGATCCTCTTTACTGGCCCCATAGCCGTATGGAATTTTTGCAGTTTCATTAGGTCTTTTTTTAGTACCCCAATAATTAGTTTTCGTTTTGCTCATCATACACGGGCTCTGCTTGTTTTGGAGGCAGAATAAAAATACCGCCCGTTGGCCCCTTAATTTCCACTTGTTCTTTTTTGACCAAACCAGAACGATCTAAAATCTCTCTCGCCGCCGCAACTGCGTTGCGAGCACCCATAGCCGCTGGGTCATGCAAAACATCTATCATAGAAAAAGTTGCTCTAGGAGCGTTCATCGCCAGCATCATGCTAGCTCGCTCAACAATCTCTTCGCGTAGGGGGGTTACTACCTCGTGCACCTTTGTGGAGTCAGAGTAACCCGCAACTCTCATAGCTGAACGAATGTCCCCTCTTGCTTCCCCAACTAGGGCCTCAAGAAAGGCTTGTTGCTTTTCTGTAAGTTGCTTTTCTTCTGACATCAATTATTACCTATTTTGCTCAGAAAGGCAACATCTTTTTTTAGCCCTTCTAATTCCCTAACTAAACCTTCTCTCTCTTTTGGAGAAGTTACCGAAGACAACTCGTTGAGCTTTTGCTCGCTAATATTTGTTGTCATATCATTTCTATCAAGACGTATTTCCATCTTGCTACACTCAGATTTTATCTCTTTAATATCTTCTTCAAGATGCTTAATCTGTTGTCGTGCGATTGCCGCCGCAGTTGCAATACTTACTAACATCCCTCCGAGAGTAAGCATCAGCTTAATATCTATTTCCATCCCATCACCAATTTTTGCATGACCAATGCTTTGTGGTTAATTTATTATTCGCCCCTGCTTTGTCACGACCGCGCCGATCTCTAAAAGACTTACGGCGTTTGGGGTTGGGCTTATTAACCCTCATATTGGGGGCTCCAAACCTTACAATTTTTTCCGTGAGCCAATTAGTGACACCTTGATGGCTAATTGTTTCACCAGTAGCTTCAGAGCCATCCTGATGCGCCTTTACAACAAACTTCTTAGAAACACACGGGGTACGGCGGGGCTTGTTACAGGCCATCTTCTTTTTATCTACGGGCTTATTAGTCATTAAACGAGCTTTTTACCCGATTTAGCGCATCGACCATTGGCGGTGCACTTCTTAGGTGTAGAACACGCATTACAGACGTTTACTGCAACAAGAGGGCCCCCACCTTCGTTGTACCCTTTGGCCTTACTTTTTACTTTTTTTTTTAGAAGCCATGCCGCCTTTAGATGCCGCTACGCCATCAGCGCGTTTTGAATACTTAGAGCGATCATCCATATCGGATTTCTTCTTAGAAGCAGTGCCACCGTCATTGTAGCCTGTCTTCTCAACTTTCATGTAGCCGCCGTTAGCCGCTTTCACGGATGCACCAGCATTTGCTTTAATTACTTTCATGTTCCCACCTATAGTTAAATAATCCATCATCTTCACGAGTGTTTTCCACCGCGAAATCATCGGTTCCGAAATAGTCAGAATAACCTCTAAATATTTGAGCATTATGTCTGGCTTGATTTGGGGTTATGAGCTTCTCTTCTACAAGATACCGCCTGACCTCTTCCAACGTGAGTTTAACACCTGTGTTTGCTTCGATGGCGGCTCGGATGTAGGTAAGGTTTATTGTTTGCGAGGGCTCAGGCTTTTTATATTTAGCCATTATACCTATTGCTTGTTATACCATTATTATTGTCAATTGGCAACACCTGTTGTCAAACTAGAACTTTTTAGTTGCGGGACCGCCTGTGACATTTATTATATTATCCGTCTAGACAGAATCTAATATTCGTGCTAAAATAAGAACATGTTCGGCCGGGGGTATAATACTATATAGCCCTTGCCGTATGACAGAATGGGCAATCTGATTTTATTACAACTCTTATATTCATAAACTACACTCCAAAACTTTCCCCACAACCACAACTACTAGTACTGGTAGGATTCTTGATTGCAAGATACGATCCACCCAATTCAGTCACATAATCTATCTCACTTCCCAAAACATACATTTCTGCTACTGGGTCTAACACTAAAACATCCTCAATCGGGGAAGACCATTTAATATCATCTGGTAAATCATTTCTAAGACCCCACACATACTGCATACCAGAGCATCCTCCACCCTTTACCCCAAGGGTTACATAATCGCCATTTAATATAACACTCTTCATATATTTTTTTGCTGATTCTGTTAATACTATCCCTGACATGATACGCACTCCCCCTAATATTTAACCTGTTTTAAGCCTGTTGCAGATACCCAGCTTTCATACGGGTCTGTGGCATTATGCTTATTAGCATTCACATAAATACTACGCTTACCCGCATAATCCTCTGATCTGTGAAATGACAGAGAGAGATCTTCTAAACATACCAAGGCAAAGATGTCACAAGCTTGGGGATCAAAATCCCTGTAGTTTGTCTTCTTGCCTTTTTTTATGTTGTAAATTCGTTGTCCTTCCAATGAGGACTTGGTTTTGACATCCACCCTTATAGGGCTGTCACCCATAACGAGAAGATCAAACCCTTTACCGTTTGTCTTAAAGACTTCTAACCCAAACCCACCTAACACGCTGGCTACAAAATATTCGCCTACTTCACCAATCTGCGAGGCGTCTAAGCCTTGCATACGCTCTGAGCGGTAGAGGCTACTCGGTGGGGGGGTATTTTGGATCGACGACTGCATCAAAGAGATTCCCTGAAATATTACGATCTTCCATTTGACCCGCCACATCGCGTAAACGATCTGCTTGTCGGGCGAGTTCATTCGCGATTGAGTAGAGTTGTTGGTACCCTGCTGTCTCAAGAGGGTCGCCACGGTAGAAATCAATGAGGTTTTCAACCACCTCTTCAAAGCCGAGGTGTATTTCCGTGGCGTCTTCGTTATCTTCAACAAAGATAAAGGTGACAATGTGAAGAACACCTTCGTCATCTACCTCAAGGTCATTATCTACACTAACACCAAGACTCAATGATGTTTTTCCATCATCTAGAACCATATTTTAACCTTCATGCTATAGTTACTTGCTAATATACAAAAGATTATACCAAATAGCAACAGTTATAGGAATCTTTTTACTCTAATTAGTGTCAATAGATGACATTAGTTCTAAATATGGGGCTATTGGTTTACAGTTTGTCAACACAGACCCCTAAAATGGGTGCGCAGATACGTTGGGTTTACAATTTCTATTCCCTACGCCCTAGATACGGATCAAGCATAGGCCGTTGACAGTGCTGTTTTCCTGAAATTATGTCGTAGTTGTATACGGTAACGTACCCCCCCCACCCGGCACCTGCCCGGCCCCCCACCTGCCGAGCTAACCGAGCCCCGTAACAGCCCCGGAACCCTTTGTTTGTATAGGTTTAACGCTAGCGGCCCCGGGTAAATATTGGGGGTAAACAATAAATAATAATAAAAAATATAACTATGACAAATCCCACTAACAGCCCCGAGCCCTTGTAGAATATGGGCGTTATAAATTGGGCCCCATAACAATATGATATCGGCCCCCGAGAATAGCCGAGATTTTTACCCCTACCCCCTTTACGGTTTGCCGTATCGGGCGGGCGTGGTGGTTTGGTGCACTCTTTTTAACGTTCTAAACCCGATATAAGCCCCATCACGATAACCTAACCCCTACCCCGGACAAAACCCCCCCCGAGATAACTACCGGGAACCACGGGGCGCAATATAAGCCCGCCACAAGCTCGGGAACCGATACGGGAACCAAACCCCCCGGGGTATAAGTAAAAGCCCACTAGCGGCCCAATACGGCCCCGCAATCAATAGGCATAAAAAAACCCCGGACAATGCCGGGGCCTTAATATTATTTAGGGGGGTTTATGTAAGAATTTATACAAGGCCCCAATCGTCCGGGTATTCG